TTCTGGAAAATTCCCATTTCAAAATAAAACATTGGGGGATATTTTAGTCACTTTAAAAATTACACCGGAAAGTGGAAGTTCTTCATCAAATAGTAGATATAATTTGAAAATAAATGCTTTAAATTATTGGCCAAATTTTAAAAAATCTTGTGATTTTTACTCACAAATACAAGAAGCAAGAGTCAGTAAATATCCGGTTTCTGGAAAATTGGGTCCTTTTGCTGTTTGGGATATTTTCAGACATAATAATGTCAGACTAGATATTTCGGTTGGTGCTAATGGCAACCAAATGAAGATGCACAAAAAAATAATTTATAATGTTGAAGATAAGATACTTCATATTTTTCCAAAACATTTTAACTCATCTAGAATAGATGCGATTGATATTGCTGTAACAATAACGATACAAGACCCAGACGGAATATTTTCTATAGCAACCAAAGGCGATATTCCAAGTGACGTAGATTATGAAGATCTTTACGGTGGATATCTTGAATCTTATCAACCTATTATATCAAAACTTGTAGAAGATGAAAAGGAATATTTTGATTTACAAAACGAATATTTGAGTATCGACGCTGACAGACATGAAACAACAATCGTTCATATGGATTCTACAGCCAAAAAGATATATTTAGAGAAAGAATCATTTAATAGAAAAATAGGAAACGGACAACCTGTTCCCATATTACAAGGTACTTCAAATTATATTTCAGACAACAATGGTCGAAAATTTGAAAATTTGGATATTGATGGTACAGTCAATACTCCAAATGAAGGTTACTAAGAACATACACACACATTACACTATCAACTTAAAAAAAGAAAGGAGTTATAATGGAACTTATTACTAAAGTTAAATCATGGGCCGCCGCTCTCGCAGAGGTCGGCGTCAGTCTAATTGGATTAGGAATTGTCCTTGAAATCCTGTTCGGTGGAATGAATATTCCATTCTGGCCAGAAGTAAACGTGACTGCAAACATTCTAGGACTGTTGAGTAATTTCAGCGATCAAGGTCTAGTTGGTTTAGTTGCGCTTGCAGTACTGTGGGCTATCTGGAATAGAAAATGATTTCTACAGTAAGTGATTGGGTAAAAAGTAGATTAAAAGAACGCACATCTCACGATGGCATTATTTTAATTGTGTTAGGTGTGCTAATTTTAATTGGGACCCCTTTTGTAAAACTTGGTGCATGGATCGCCATTGGATGGGGTGCATGGACAATCTGGTCCAAAGACTGAAAAAGTCTTGACAAAACTTGCGCTATAGCGTATAATTGTATTATATACGCTATAGCGTTATTTAAGGAGTGAAAATGCTAAAACTAAAAAGTTCAAAAGAATTTTGTGATGAAATTGAAAAAACCGTAACAGATATGGGTATGAGTTATATCGAAACAATTACCCATTATTGTGAAGAAAACACTTTAGAAATTGAAAATATAACACCACTACTCAGTTCATTCATAAAAGAAAAAATTCAATACGAGGCTGAGGGGCTAAATTTAGTAAGGAAGTCCACTGAAAAGCTACCTCTATGATTCATATGTCCAGTAAAAAAATTGATGATTTTGAAGCATTTAAAATTTTTCTTGCCATGAAATCTCATTTTAATAATGAATATAATTATGTAGAATATGACGGCGCATTTAAGGCAAAAAGAGAGTCATACTCTAAAAGAAAAGATAGATATACTTTCGTTCAGTTATCAAAAAAATTTGGTAAAAAGGAACTGGAAGAATTTTTCCTTTCACTGTTTTTGAATGTTACTGAAAAAGGAAACATTGCTGTCTCCGGCACTAATAATATGTGGACAGGTAATTTGCTTGATAAAGAAGCGACCGACACATATAAAAATTGGAAAAAGAGGTTGCAGAGTTTGCAATATAATTTTATCAATGATTGCGAAACAATTTTTGATAAAGGATTGGAAGAAGAACTAGAATTTAACCAGATTTTCAAATCTGTAAATGGGAATTACCCGCTTATAATAAGACTTGAAAAAATGGGAGATATTTGTGTCGAAACTGTAGTGGTTTTTGACATGATATTTGACTTTATAAATAATGTGCGGATCGCAGATACGACTTATTGGCCCGTGTATAAAAAGAAAGTCAAAGACTACACACCATTTTTAGAGGTGGATGTGCCACGTTATGTTGGAGTTATGAAAACTCTTTTGATTGAAGATTATTATGATAATTATGGTCAATATCTATTGACAGACCGTGGATAAAATGATATACTAATAATATAAACCGAATACAAAATACAAAACGAATATAACGCATATAAGGAGGACAATATATGTCTTTTGCAGCACTAAAGAAGAATCGTTCCGATTTCAGTCGTCTGGCTCAGGAATTAGAAAAAACAAACTCCCCTCAACAAAATTCATCGTCACAAGACGATCGCATTTGGAAACCTACTATTGATAAAACTGGCAACAGTTATGCAGTAATTCGTTTTCTACCTCCATGCGATGGCGAAGAATTGCCGTGGGTACGAATCTTTAATCACGGATTCAAAGGCCCCGGCGGATGGTTGATTGATAACTGTCCTACCACAATCGGGCTACCATGCCCTGTCTGTGAGAGTAACACAGAACTTTGGGGTACTGGTTCGCAAGATAATCAAAATCTTGCTAGGGATCGTAAACGGAAATTGAAACATATGTCAAACATTTATGTTATTAAAGATCCGGGCAATCCAGACAATGAGGGTAAAGTATTTCTTTATTCTTATGGTAAGAAAATCTTTGACAAACTCAATGATTTGATGCGTCCACAGTTTGAGGACGAGACACCAGTAAATCCTTTTGATTTCTGGGGTGGCGCAAACTTCAAGTTGAAGTATCGTACTGTAGACGGATATGGTAATTATGATAAGTCAGAATTTGACAGTCCAGCGGCACTAATGGAAGATGATTCTAAAATGGAATCAATCTATAAACAGTGTCATTCTCTCGAAGAGTTTGTCGCGCCTTCGGCATTTAAGACTTACGATCAACTCAAGGATCGTTTGGATAAAGTGTTGGGTGTAACATCTCCGGTGGGTACGGCAGAGACTCGTGACATGTATGAAGATAATTCTTCGTCACAAGAGTCTATGTTTACTAAACCGACTTTCAAAGAGAGTCCTACACCAGAATTGAAATCGGTATCTAATGACGATGATGATGACGATTCAATCTCTTATTTTGAGAGACTCGCCAACGAAAGTTGATCGTTTCAAAATATGAAACGTAAAATGAAACGAAGGACGCCCTTGGGGCGTCCTTTTTCAATTCTACTACCGAGTTATGCAAAAAACGCATACCGACAATGACAGGAAAACAGGGTGTTTTTTGGACATTTCTCACTAAATAAAAGTGTATGATACACACACATATTCGAAAGGAAACCGCATGTTGCAAGTATTTATCGACCTTTATCGGGATTGGTCAACCCGTCAAGAAGCCCGCCGTGCTCGCCGTATAACTATTAACGAACTTAGTAGGTTGTCAAATCACGATCTGAAAGATATCGGATTGAGTCGTTGTGATATCAGTCGTATCGGACAAGAACATTATGACAACATTTTGTTAGACATGGCCCGCAAGACACAATTCGGCGCATCGCCAGTTCGTCATCCTAATCACAATACCAATTTAAGAGGTTGGGTATAATGACACAAACTTATATGGAAACAGTCGGAGAAACGCCCGCATTTAAAACCAATATCTTTTCGAAATTCTGGAAGGGGTTTGAAAGATTCTTTCTTGCAGTGGGGTATGCCCGCGCAGCTGCAGAATTGGCACGACAAGGATATTATGCCGAGTCGAAAAAACTTATGATGGAATTGACTGAAATTAGAGAAAACAGTTAATATGACATTCCCATTCCCAGACCCATTCTTGCTCTTGCAGCTGTTGGGTCTGGATTTCTTACGCCACCATTGTCAACTCTTTTAACATTTTGTGTATTGTTAGTCACTGATGTATTACTAGTGTTATTGTTTCCCACAACATTGTTATTAGAATTTTTATTTCCTTGATTTAATGCTGAAGATTTTAAGGTTTCTCCCGCAGCGACTTTGTTATTTACTGCTGTATCACTAGCACTAACATTTTGTGATGGCATAGATTGCATAACTTCTTGTCTGGCAGTTTCTTCTTCTGGGGATAACACAAATCTTTCTGGATGATCTCTTTTCGCTTTCATCACTATTTTCTTTTGAAGTTTTCTGCCGATAGATCTTTTAACGGAACCAGATTTTATGCCATCTTCTAATTCTTGATGCGTCATTTCTTTGCCGAGATATTTTTCAGTAATACCTTCTGTTTTTTCGGCCATTGAACTTGTTTTACCGTTAAATCCCATTCCAAGAGCACTAGATTTGTTCAATTCTTCTGGCGACATTTCTACTTTTCCAAGATTTTCTGGTACTTTTTTTAGAGTACCATCATCATTATGGGTTTCTCCATACATCTTATCCCATTTTCTTTGCGCCACATCACCACCAAAGAAATTTTTATCGGGCCTTGGCTCGACACTTCCTTCTTCTGACATTTCGCTTGCGGATTCTACTTTTGGTTTTATAACAGTCATATTTAATTTGTCAAATTCTTCTTGCAATTCTTTAATTTTTTGTTCGTCTTCTTCTATTCCTTTGTGCTCTCTTCCAAAATAAACATTTTCCCCAGATTTAGATCTGGCCATTCTATCTCCTGCCTCCATCATTTCATTTTGAATTTCAACCAATCTTTTATCATTTTTTAACTTTTTCTCATTGATAACTTCTTGTTCTGTTTTTGCTTCAGCACTAAATCCTGATGCCTCTGCTCCCATTCCACCAAGTTTTTCGCCCCCCATGTAACCTAAAGCTCCACCGATCAACCCTCCTGCTACACTTGACAATCCGAAAGTAAAGGGTGCTAAGGGAGCTCCAATCATTGCTCCTGCGGCCGCCCCAGCCATTGCGCCGCCTGTACCGCCTGCAAGTTTTGCCCCTGCATTTACTTTTTGATCTTCGTTCATCTCATCGTCCATTAATATAGAACCTGCTTCCATCGCTCCCAAGGCTACGGTCAACGGAACAGCGGCCCTACCAACAAATCTTCCTGCTGTTTTCAATCCGCCCATCATACTTTTTCCCGCCCCAGCTGGTTTTGTCACTTCTGGTACATTATCGGGTATTAGACTTGTAAATCTTCCATCAGATCCTCTGCCAACAGTAGCTCCAGCTGGCACAGTCGCCGATCGAAATGGCATTTTTTCTGAAACCGCATCTTTGAATCTGGAAAACATACCCGGCTTGGGGTTTGTTTTTGGTGTGCTGACGTTTGTTTTTTCTACACCACCGTCGCCTAAACCAATCATACCTAAACCACTTGAAATTATATTTTTCCCGAATTGACCAATTCTTGCGAGTTTTCCTTTTGGTTTTCCTTTTGTCTTTTCACTTGATTTCTGATTTTTGGAATCTGAATCATTTCCGCCTCCAAACACATCTAACGCTGTATCAAGGCCTTTCTTGCCCAAATACGCCTGTAACGCAGTATCGAGAAGATCTGACATTCCACCAATTCCACCACTACTATTAGAATTTCCGGTCTCTATATTGCTGGTAGCTTTAATTTGATTTTGAGACAATCTTTCCATTTTCTTTTGGTGTCTTTTTAATTCTCTTTGATTTTCTATATCTAAAGAACTAGGATCATCTTTTATCAAAATATCTATTTTTTCATTTAGAGTTTTTAGATAGTCGGGACTGCCATGAAGTCTGCTATCTATATCTGCCAATAGGTTTATGATCTCATGTCGTTGAGTTGATGCGCCAACGTCTATACCGGTCTCACCAACGCTCCTACTGTTGTCCCTATCACTATTATTTTCGTTGTTGGATGAAGGAGAAGGACTATCGGTAGATTGATCTAAACCAAATTTGGACTGTAAACTTTCTATATTTTTTCTATCTTCTTCTTGTAAATCTGCCTCTTGTTTTGCTGCAAATGCTCTTTGAATTATTACATTTTTTTCTTCATTTAATTGATCTAATGAGAGTGAGTCGATTTCTTCTTGTGTTTTCCCAGATGCTGCAGCTACAGAAGCGTTGTCCATTTGAGATCTCAAAAGAGAAAATTCTCTTTCTTGCTGTTCTGCCTCTTGGGCGATTTTGTCTGCACGTTCTTTTTGTGCTTCTTTTGCCGCTTTTCTATTTTCTTTAAATTGTTGAAATCTATCTCCAACAAAACTAGCCCCAAAAGATAATATCGGACTACCTGACAGGGCCCCACCTATCATACCACCAATGCTGTCGATGCTTGTTTCTACTGTGTTGGCTGTTAGTTCTCCGATGGATTTTTTAAATGTTACATTCTCGCCGATACTAGCTTGAGATGTTTCTAGGACTCTCTGCAACATTCTCTTTTCTTCAGAATTTACGCCTTCTAGGGATGCCAGTCCTCTTTGCATTTCTTCTATTTGTTTTTTAGTAGCTTTGAATTCTGATAATGAAGTGCCCTGTTGTGCTTCAAATATTTTGGCAATTTCATCTAGACCTTGTCTAGCACCAGAAGAAACCAACTGTTCATTTGCGATTCTTATTACACTTGCCAATTCCTGCTGGTTTTGACGTTGTAGTTGATCTGTTACTCCTGCTAGACTTGCCATTTACTTTTTACCCATTACTTCTTTCGCATAGAATGCTGCGACTATTGCAGCAACCGACACAAAATATGTTGGGGCCATATCTCCCAGAATTGAGCTTGCCTTGATAAGTCCTATTAATTCTGCAATAACTACTGCAAAAGGGTATAATAACATACCAAAAAGAGCGAACCATGCCATGTGTCTTTGGGCGTCTTGTTTCTTATCTTCATTTTCCACGTTCGATTTCATGTCGGCCAATTCTATCATTTGTTTTTCCATTGCCATTTCCTCATCACTAACTATGCCATCATGGTCTCTATCTAGGTAGGCATATTTGGAGTCTTTTTCTAGTTGTTTTTCCATTGAAATTTTTCCTTTACTGTTGATTTTGTCTGGCGTTTTCTTCTTTTATATAATCCATCAATAATGTAAGGTATATTTCGCGTTCCCACGGAATCATGTTTTCCAATTCTGTCAAACTATATTTATGATGATGCATTAATGCAAAATTGTTTCTATATAGAGATACCAAAGATTCATGATTCAAAGTTAGAGAAAAAAATCGGTGATCCCCGCCACCCTCATATCTTTCTCAAATCCGCATTTATTGCATTTAATTTTACAAATCGCGGCAGCTTCAGGCATATTTTCAAAAAAATCATTTATTTTTCCAAACTGTTCTTGTGTCAAATTTTCTATAAAATCTTTTACTTCACTTATAGGGTGATCGGTTGTATTAAAAATGTCCTCGTCTTGATATATCATATCAATACATGTAGCAATGACACTCACTATATCTTCGTATGTGTCTGTCTGTGATAACATTCGCATAGTGCTAAAATTTGGATATTTCATTATGATGCCAATATTATCTGTCAAACTGATTTTATTATAATTTTCTTGAGACTCAAATTCCACAACCACATCGTCTAAGTTAAGATGAAATGGTATTTTTTCTTCTTTTGATTCTCCACCAACATTACATACATGATTATAATTTAATTCGACAATATTGCTTATAGATTTTG